GCCGGTGATCCCTACCTGAAAGGCTTACTATCATTGCTTGAGGACATAGAAGAGGTAGAACCAGAGGTCCCTGAAACCACAGTACTACAACCGGAGAGGACACACCTCTATCTTAGCGCGGGATCGAACGAAGTATCTGTGAGCGAATTGTGTGAAAAGATGAACAGGGAGGTGCACACTGAAGCCGGTCTGACTGATCAGATAGATGAGGTTGGTTACAAGGGTGAGAGCGCGAACCCAATGACCCACAAAGCACTATACCTCCACCACAAAAATGACGACGTGGCCACCTTCATGCTGTCGGTAAAGAAAAGGTTGAGGTTCAGGGATGCAGAGAAGAACAGCAGAAAGTATGAGAAGAACAAAGGTTTCGGAAAACAGATGTTCAAAATACTCCAGCAGACTTACAACTTGGTGCACCCAAATAGCTTACCGGAACTGGATAGGTGTGAGGCTGAGTTCACTAGAAAGAGGATAGCAAAATCAAGGAACCTAATAGAGAAGCACAGTTATAGAAGTGATCCAGACTGGCCAAGCAATTACCTCAAGATCTTCCTCAAACAGCAGGTGTGCACAAAGATGGAAAAACGAGGGGTAGACGCAAAGGCTGGTCAAACCATAGCCTGCTTCTCACATGCTGTGCTATGTAGATTCGGACCCCAACTAAGGAGAACTGAAAAGGCGTTAAGAGCACAGCTAGGTGACAATGTGATGATATACTCCCAAAAGAACTACACTGATCTGGATAATTGGTCAAGGCTGTATGTTGATGGAATGATTGGAACAGATTCCGATTACGAGGCATTCGACAGATCACAGGACGAGAAGATATTGAGCTTTGAGGTAGAGGTGTTGAAATTCTTCCTTTGGCCCGAAGAATTAATCAATGAGTATGTGACCCTTAAATTGATGATGGGTTGCAGTATGGGTGATTTGGCCATTATGAGGTTCTCCGGTGAGTTTGGCACATTCTTCTTCAACACTATATGCAACATGGTGTTCACTTGCATGCGTTACTGCATAACAAAGGATACCCCTATTTGTTACGCGGGAGACGATATGTACGCACCTGGTGTGCTTCAAGTGAAGAGCGATTACGAGCATGTGTTAAAGGAGTTGCAACTCAAAGCCAAAGTTCAAGTGTCGACTTCACCACTGTTCTGCGGGTGGCGCATGACTCCATACGGCATAGTGAAGGATCCTAATCTGCTCCTGGATAGATGGAAGATGGCAAAAAGGGATGGGAAGTTGGATTTATGCATGATCAACTATGCACTGGAGGCAGTCTATGGATACAGGTTAGGTGAGCATCTCTACGACGTTAATATTGATATTGATGCGCAGCAAGAGTTGGTCAGAGAGATAGTGAAGGTGAAAGATAAGTTACCGAAGAACGTGAGCAAGCAATTCAGTAAAGACCCAAACGAGTGCTTCTCTGACGGGGAAGAATTGGATTTGCGGGTAAGCCCTGAGGGTACGTTCCAGGGTGAACAAGAAGTTTAGGGCGAATAGAGGTAGTCCATGTCCCGGGACTATTTCAAGGAATTTATAGGGACAGGTCCCGGAAAATCCAAAAGTGAAGAGGTAGGAGTAGAGGGGAAACCAACCACTGAGCTTGGAGAGGTCTGTAGAGTACTAGTAGAGAATGGTGTAGGTTTAGGGCACTTTAAGTCAAACCCTGTAGCGATCAATAAATCCAAACAACTGAGGAGATTGGGCGTGTTGGTATTAGAACTGAACGGGTATAACGAATCCACCTTCTTGAACCGTTTGGAAGAAAGGAGAAGAGAGATATCAAGGACCCCCAGTGAGTGTTCGGTGGGTGAGGAAAAGGGAGTAAGGGAGCGGAAGATTAGCCTTGTGAACCTCTGTAAAGAGATCTGCACGACCGGCGTGAAAGGTGAACCAGAGCTAGAATTACAAGGGGATCAACTTCGAATCTTACTTAGTTGGAACCGCACAGAGTACTCGTGGGACAACAATGAGTTCAGGCCACTCGGTTTCAGAACTTATGCCTTCGAACAGGATCGGTTACGGCAATACAAATGGAGCCTACACGGGCTCAATGCGTTTCCAAACGCCCATGGAAGAATCACCGAAATCAGCGGTTCAGGTCTTCGAGACAGGCAAAGGAGTGGAGGATGTCTCTGAGCTTAAGAGCAAACTCAAAAGGAGAAAGGTGTACAACATGAGGTTCCTCGAAGACTTGTGGCCCACACAGGTGTTCAAGAGTGTGGTGCACAATGAGATCAGGGTTGAGGACGGCAAAGTCGATCTGGATGTGAATCTGATTGACCAAGATATGGTTAAAAATCTGGATCCTAACGTCAAACCTTATATCCACCTAGGATGTATAGCCATAGCTGTCATACCCCACGGCAGGGATGCACCCGGAGAATGTGAGTTTGAACTAGTGGACACCAGGTATAGCTCAGATCATGGCTCCCTGGCAAGGTTTGGTTGTAAGATGGCAAACAGTCTGAGTGCATTCGCGAGGTTCCCGGGGTACTTCATAAGCTCGCATGACATCAAGGACGGTTACACCATTGGATTAAGGGTTCAAGGAAAGAACCTAGAGCTTAATGGAGGTGTTAGACCGATGTCCATTCAGGTCATCTGCATATTCAAAATATGTGGGGAAGAGTTCAAACACCGTTACGCACTAGGAAAACTCCCTGGTAATGCGTATCAAGATCTACTGAATGCCTACCTGATTGCCACCGAAGATGACACGGAGTTTGAGGCCCACTCTAAGGTCGCCAAACTGAAAGGGAAGACGGCAGAGGCCAAAATGGTGCAACCTGAAAGATGCAACACCAAGGAAGAGGATACACTGGTTATGTCAGATGTGTATAAGACAATTAAAGAGCTATATCCAGAACATGGAGGGTTTATCGAGGAGAAGTCGGATCAGGTCAACGATAACGACCTTACTCAGCGCGGGGGTCAACTTCGCGGACGAGAGCTCTGATAATGGGTTTGATAGGGGCATGTACCTTCGTACGCTTTTCGGGTACATAGCCTTAGTCGGAACTTCAAGAAAAGCCGAGCACTATGGTGAGGTAGATATTATAGGTAATAAGTTCAGCAAATCTAGCGCTGACGCTAGAGGTAAAATCAACATTAGAGAGTGTGTTAGGAAAATGCAGAGTTTCGCTAGCGTGGTACCGGATGGGGAGTGTAGAGGGGCAACGCTCCGGCAACTGTGTGAACCTTTCGCTAAAGAGGCGAGGGATTGTCTGGTGATCCTGAACTCTTGGGGTGAACAATCACAACTGGCCAAGAAAATGACGAAGAGTGGTCACAAAGAGCCTCAGGTGATGTTTGACTTTAATGCCGGATTAAGTCTGAGCGATCTATCTGATGAAGAAGCTGCAGTGATACAATCACTGAACTCTAGACTCTTTCGTAGTGAAGGCGCAAAGAAGGTTTTCACAGCCCAGAGCAGCATCGGAGAACAGGCTGTCGAAATATAGATGGATGACCCATCGTTATTGTCAGGCAGGTCCACGTATGCGAAACGGCGTAGGAAAAATAGGTTAAATGTGTGTCGGTGTGGTGCGATTATGCATAATAATGATAATTGTAGATCTAAGGTAGGATCACTGGTGAAAATGAACAGGTTGGAGTTCGTGCAGAAGGGAAGAGTAGTCATTGAAGACGAGACTACTTCTGGCGCACTCCCGGGATTAGTGGCCAGTACTTACCACTGGATCAAGTTTAATATACCTGAAAAGGTGAATAAGGGTGCCAATGCCCCCAGGCATCCAAGTAGGAGTCCGGAGGAAACTCCAGAGTACTACGTGTGGTGAGGGGATATAAAATAATAGTTAATAATAACTACTGCGTTAGTGTGTGGAACTTAATCGAATAGCGAGCAGTATAATCCAAGGGATG